CTAACTCCAAGGGTAATGCGCCAGATCGAATGATCATACCAAGGCGAACAAAACTGACATGCTCAACATTAACTGAGCTAACAATGTTTTCGGTTCGCCATGGGCCAGAGCGAATCGCTAGGCCCATTCGGCTCAATACACCAATATTGATAGGATTCTGGATTTGACTGGTAATAGAAATACTCTCTAAGTGAGAGCGTGTGTTTTTAGCGTTATTCACCGCCGTGTATATTTGCGGTATCGTGTTTTCATCGATGTCAGAATTTCGAGCTTCCAAGTTAACTCGGAAAAAACCGGGTGCTAAGTTCGCTTCGTCATCGAACCACTCCGTGATGCTCAAACCATCATCTCGAATAGATTCGATGCTTTTATCTAAAGCGTAACGGGTCCCCTTAGTGGTATGAATTGGGTTAGACGCTGCAATAACATCGCGTTTGGTTTGCTCTGTCCAACTCTCATCCCAATAATCAACACTCATCTCCCATGCTAAGTACGGTAACAAATCTGCACGGCACTGGTATGGGTCATAAAAGTTTCGAATGTCACGTTCAATAAGAGCCAGTTCTTCCCAGAATACTTGCTCCATCACTCGTTCCATCTTCGATGCTGATGGTGGCAACTTGCTAACAAATACCGATGCCATTACACAGCACCTGCCTGAGTAACGATGATGTCAGTACAGTAAGGCGCTTCTGTCATTGCACACAGCACTGAAGCTGCAGGTTGAAGAATATTGACATCGATAACCGGCTGAAAACTCACATTGGAATCTGAACCTTCACTTTGAACGTGAGCTGCAGCATTAATTAAAGACAGAGAAACTTGCCCACCAAGAACATGAGTCTCAGTGACTAAACTCTGTAGTCGTTTGGTTGCTTGGGTGATAGTTTCGCTTTCACCTGGGCCATTTGGCAATGTGAGCTCAACTTCTATTACATAAGATTTAATGACTGCGGATTTAACCGTCAGCTTATCGTTCAATGGTCTTAAGTTGTCCTTGCTAACGTAGCTGCTTACTTTATCAAGCAAAGTTTGAGGTGCTGTGCCATCACCGGTTCTGCTCAGTATGTATAAATCGACGATAAAACCGTCGGGGCTATCAGGGTATGCATCCTGCACATCTTCATCTGCAGCTAAAGCATGGAAAATATAAGCGCCATCAGGACCTGCAGTTGAGAAGCTTTCTGGAGCCATTTGAACTCGACGGCGAAACTCATCGTCCGTTTCTGCATCAAATTTTTCTACTGGCCGCCAGTCTGCTAAGCGCTGCAAGTTATTGCCTGTTGCATACGCCACCATGTTTTCCAATGATATATCCTGGAACTCTTGGCGAGCTCGGGTGACTTCTTCTCCCATTGCCGAAAAAGCAAAATAAAGCGGATCCCCCGCTTTAGGTACATTGGTATCCATAAGTTCTGCATAACGAGCCAACATGCGGTCACGAGGAATAGACGCATCCAACTTCTGCACAATTTCAGGTGGTGGTAGTTGTGATATTTCAATTTGGTTCACAAACTTAACCCCGAAATCTCTTCAATGGAGCCGTCAAAAAGTAGCTCTACTTCCACAGTTAACGTCACTTCATTTTCTCCGTACTCTAGCCATGTTTTCACTAGTTTTAGCTCATCAGTGAATCCGTTTGGAGGGTGAGCGATAGCGTCAGCCACGTCGGCATAAATATCGATAGCTAAGTCGGGCGTGATATTTCTATCCACTCTGTCCGACAAATTTGAACCATAAGCACGGTTAAGCGGTAAAGAGCCTCTGCGAGTTTTAAAGCAACGATTCAATCGTTGCTTCCGTTCTGCTGCATCGGTTATCAGTAAGCCGGTATTTTCATTAATTCCTGTGGCCATAACTTACCTACTGTTTCTGAATTGGAGCTTGAGTATTTGGTGTGTCATTCGGATGTTGGTGACCGTTATAAATCTCTCGGTCCTGAGCCATAGTGCGAACGCTGTCTGAAATGTTTTGTCCCGCAGAAACGTTGGCTAATGCTGAAATGCTGGCTTGGGATGCAATGTTACCCGTCGAGGTTTGCTTACCGTCATGCTCGATATCGCCATCAAAAATAAGCTTTGGAGCGGCTAAGCGGATTTTTGTTACGGCTTCGAGATCAACGCTACCAGCCACCGAACCAGACAGTATTTTGTTGGCCATGTCATATTGCAGCCACGTACCGTCTGGAAAATATCGGTAAAACAGGTTCAGGTCATCTTTGGGTTGGTCTTTAGAATTCTGGTTCAGGCTGGCAACGATAACACCCCCCTGAGTATTGAATTCCTTCACAACCAGAACGAGTTCCCCTTCTTGATGAGGCGCAAAATCTTTCACCGCACCTGCATGACCAACATCTGATGGAATCCAACTGGTAGTTAAGTCAGAAGTGAACTGAACTTTATAGCGGAGCGGTTTTGCCTGAACTTCTACGATGGTACCGATTTGGATCATCTGGGAAATTAAGCGCACCAGTTGAGACTGAGTAAAGTCATGCATTCTCTTCTGGCTCCAAATCTGACAATGTAAAATAGTTCTCTTCATTGCCAATATCTGGCGAAAGCCCAACATGAATTTCAGCCGGTACTTCTTCTGGCCCTTCTGGCAACCAATCAATCTCACCGCCAAAGTCATACGGGCCAGCCACGCATTCACAGATAAACCAACCATCCGGTTTTTCTTGTTGCTGCGATGTCATCACTTTCTGGATAGAAATATTGCCTGCGGCCGACGAGGAACAAAACAATCGCCACTCTTTTAAGAAATTGAGTTCTGCATCTTCAACATCGATACCAGCTGCGTCTTTTCCACAGTAAATACGGCCAATCACCATGAAATTCATTCTGGTGTTGTACACATCCCCAAGTGGGCTTTCACCAGAATAAACCAGCGTTAATATGCCAGGCTTTAACTCTTCGTTTTTATATGCGCTTCTATCTTGCCAGTTGCGAGTTACAGTGCGAGCTGGATAACGAGTTTCAAAAGCACTTTTAATGCCTTCCAATATTTCATTGGGCATAGGTTGTGGCATGTTGCTCTCCTAGAGTTGAAAACCTGCAGCTCGCAAACCGTCATTCACCGAACGCTTGAGAATATCAGCGACTTGGTCTTGAGTTTGTTCTGCGGCACGGTCGTAGAAGTCATTGCCTTGGGTGCCGTTCTTGGCGATAGAGCGAGCAATCATAAAAGCCAAATCTCGTTGATCGGCTTTTGGGTGTTTGGGCTGAATGCGTTTAACTCGAACCCAATCAAGAACTGATTGAACAGGTGGCATTCCTTGCGCATCGGTTCCCTGTGCAACAAAAGCGTTGTAGCGCAGTGAACTGGTGATCATGCGTTGTAGTTCACCTACTACATTGGAACGAATTGAATGAGTTAATGTGCTTTCGGCTTTTGGCGCTTCTTCTTTGGCTGCTCGAGAAACAATTGAGCCAGCATGACTAATGCCGGCTTTCAAATGTCGATTTAAAATATCTGGAGCAGATCTGAACGCCTCATCAAGCACTGACGTATGTAGCTCAACACTTAACTCACGCATCTTTCACCTGCCGTTCAAACTGTGTCATCAACTGCTCATGAATGGCTGCTGGCGTTCCGTTCTTCGCTTCACCGCCAATGCTATTACGTACCGACACGGTTTTATTCAGTTGATGAACCGCAATGTATTTCACCGCTTCGGCGAGACAGCGCAGCAGTAATAAAGGCTCGTCTTGAATATCTACTGATATTGACTCGTTAACAATTTTACGGCTGGCATAGTAGGTGTATGAGAAATCACGTCCACAACTCATCACTACCGATTCAGATGGGTAGTGAGAAAGCTGCACCCACTTCTGGTTTTCATCACATTCAATCACAGACAAGCGCGGCAACTTCCGAGGGTATCCTTGTTCCCAAGGTTGCTTCGCCCTTTGGCTTTGGCCATACAACACATTTCGAACTCGAATCATGTCACTAGGTGCCAGATAGAGCACTTTGTTGGTCATGAGAGAAAAGGTCGCAACCTTAGTGTGCGGTCGATAGCGGCTGAAATCAGACAAGGCAGTTTCAACAATTTGTTGTTCCGTGCCTTCAATAAGTTCAGCGCTATCCATTAAGGCCTTTTTTAGACGTTCAATTAACGTGGTTAGTTGCATGATTAACCCGCCTTCGTTTGGAAAATAAAGGTAGTGACGCTGCCAAGAATTCCCAGTAACAACCAAATAAGATCACGGTTGTACTTGGTCTTTTCATTGGTACCACTCTGCCCTTGCTCTAATGGCCTAATTCGAAGTTCAAGACCATCAACATCCTTTTCCAAACGAACAAACTGATCAGCTAAGTTGGAGTGCTTAGTTTGTAGTTCGACCATTTGGCTCATTAAGTTGGTTTGCTGCTTCATGTAATCGCGCATTTCAACACGGAAAGAATGAAACTCGCCTTGTGATACAGGGCTATTTTGCATTACTACCTCCGCGAATGGTCGAGGCGATACTCCCTAACACGCCTGCTGGCACCACACCTGCGGAGACTTGTTTATCTTGCGAACGTTTGTGAATGTTCAGCCCGAGAACGGTTAACG